TTTTTGTTGTAATAAACCGTATTTAAATATTTCATATCCTCGCATGTCTGCAAAGTTATGTTGGATAAAGTTTTCAAACAATTGATCCTTAACAATAAAGATAACTCTTGTCATTGGTATTTCGTATTTTATTAAAACTTCTTTCCATTCCTCAACGTCTTTAATATTAAAATAGTCATCTGTATAGTTAATTAATAATCTTTGTGAGCCGTAATGTTTTAACGATGCCCACCACTCTGGCTTTAAAGAATCTTCTAATCCTCTACCTCTTGTAGCTCTATCTAATCTATCATAAACAAATACAGCATTTTTATCCTCGTGAGCAATACCATTATTACCGTAAGGCGGAACTATACCGCAATCAACTATTCCTGCTCTTCCTAAACTATAAATCATTTCTGGCTCGGTATATCATAAGGTTCATCCATATCTTTATCATACCAATAAAGACTTCTGTGAGGCCTATCTGTTTTGTTATATTCTGCGTTGCTTACATAAAACATTAATCTAAATGTTGTTCTATGTTCTCCTTCTGGGCATTCTATGGGCTCTGGATATCCGTGGAATCCTCTTTTGTGATAGTTCCAAATAATGCAACGATTAAATAAACAATCTACTTCTTTTACTTTGTGTTCTCTATTTTCGTCCCAATATTCAAACGTTCCTTTCCACTCTGGCTTCCAACCAGGTGTGAGATATATTATTAATGATGCTACTCTATGAACTTGTAATCTATCATTCCAATTAAAATCTGTATGTATTTTTAAACTATCACCTTTGTAGGATTTGCTATATCCTGCACCTACAATATATGGGTCTGCTATTATGTTATCGACACCTGTTAAATGACTAAGCCATTCCATACCTAACGAACTATGCATTTGGTTAACAAATTCTGTTGCTACAGGTGCCTTATCCAAACGGACACATTCTTCCATGTTACTTCCGTTTCGTGTAAATTTTGTCCAGTATTCTTGAGGAATTGTATTTGACTCCTCATACATTCTTTGTGCAAAATCTTCTGATAGAAAATTATCTATTGTGCAATTTGGAACAGGTGTTGCTACTTGATATCTTGCATTTATATCAAAGGCGTCATGTTCTTTTATTATTCTTTTTATTTCTTTCATATCGCTTCTAACACTCTTTGTGCTATTTTGAAATGTTGACTTGATCCAAAGTGCATATCGTCTCTTGCTTTAGGTATCGTATGCCATTCTCCGTCTTCTACTCTTATTTCTTCTACTTCTATTGTCCCTGGTATTTGAGCATATTTTTCCCAATTATCCTTTGCAGTTTGTCCTGTTGCTGTTAATAAAATTAATTTTATATTGTTTATATAACAGTATTGCTGAAGCATTATAAACATTATTCTTGTCTCAGACTTATCTACTTTGTGTTCGTCTCTATCTAAGAATAAATCTACCCAAGGAGATTTATCAGTCCAAGGTCCTTGATGAAACATAAGTCCACCATATTTAACATTTTTGATATCTCTTGTTGTAGACACATCTGTTTCATAAGACATATTTCCTTTTATGTTTACATCTTTCAACTTATACTTATATGCTGGGGATTCGTATGCGGATTCTGCTAATGAGTGAACAAAACTATATCTTTTAGAATCTGTTAATCTAATTAAAACAAATTCGGGCTTTGTTTCTGCTAAATTTAATAAAGTAAGTCCGTTCCAAATAGCTGCATGGTTTGAGGTTCCTCCTATTCCAGCATTATAGTTTACTAAACCTTTTTCCTTTGCTACTACCTCATGGAATAAATCTATTCTTCTATTACCTGTTCCTTCAACATTAGAATCTCCTAATGCTAACATCCAAGGTTTATTGCCCCAGCTATTAAATTCATAATCGTTTCTATGTCCCATTGAATTCCATTTGTAACCGAAAAATAAATCTCTATCATAATATTCCCAATCTTTACCATATTTTGCTACTAATCTTTTCCAATTATCTAAGTTATCATGGGCCATACCTACAGGCCTACTGTAAATTACTTCTGCATACCATTCTTGAAATTTATCATGGTTATGACCTAAAGTATAGTCCCATCTAGATATCTGTGTCATATTAAATTTTGTTCCTTAGTTACTACAAAATCAATTATCAACTCTACCTCACCGTTTTTTTCAATAAAATTTTTCTGATGACTACAATGAGGTTTTATTACAAATATATCTACATCTACAGACTTACAAAATTGCTGTATATAATGTTGTAATAAAGTCGAAGAAACTTTGTGATAACTTCCCATCATATCATTATGTAGCCATTCTTTATTATGATACATCTCACCCATCCAAGTTGGACCTAATTTAAAATAGCCATCATCTATAAAAGACATATCTGCTTGTTTCCAAACAATAAATTTAGGTGCGTTTTGTGTGATTATTGATGTTATTTGAAGTGCTGATAACCAATTAGAAACATCTTTTGTGTCTAATCTAGATTCGTGTAAATCTGAATTTACTTTGATATCTTCTATACCTGCACCTATGACTAAATACCAATCCTCGTTAGGTAAAGACGATATGTAGCCATCGGGTGCAAAATATAAAAAATTTTTCATAACAAATATCTCGAATTATTTTTCTTTGTTAGTGCCTGCGTATAACCCAAACCAGGCCGCTCCTGCACCAACTACGACTGAAACTAACCCACTTTGTTCTAAGTTTGGTGCGTCTATTTCCATAAACCAATGCACTACTTGGTAAAGTAATACAATATAAACTGTTAGAAACAATCTGGGAAATATTCTCCAGGAATCAATCGCTTTAGCTAAGTCAATCCAATTTTGAAATCTATTTTTACTGCTGTCTACGACATTAGTATCGACTTCAAGCTCAATATTGACCTTCTTTTTCTCTATTTCCATTACAATCTCCTAATAAAAATTGTAATGTTATTTATATTTTAAAGTCGTTGAACCTCTCTCCAAACTTGCTATTGTCAAATACAGGACCGTCATCTTGTGTTCCTATATCATTTAAATCTGCTGTAGGATTTTCTAGATCAAATAGTTTCATTCTAGCTCTATCTACACCTACCATAAAACGTTTGTTTCTTGTAGGATCTGAATATCTATTCTTTAATTGTTTTACCATGACTTGGCCCATCTGCTCAATCTCTTCTGTGCTAATAAGAGCAAACATTAAGTCAGCAGTAGCGGGGAGGCCGAACGACTCGGAAGTGTCCGTGAGATCTATGTCGCTATTATTGTAGCCTCCCCTAGTAGTTTGTGTAGCAGTCATAATAGGAACATCATGTTCAACTGCTAACCCTCTCAATTCTTCTGCTATAGCTTTTATAACTGTATAACTATTAGCTGCTGAGCCAGGGCGAAATCTAACACTTGTGCATATATTTAAGTAATCAACAAAAATAATATCTGGTGCAAAGTTTCTCTTTAGTTTTAGTTCTTGTAATAGAGCCTTAAAATGTCCTGTATGTGCTGATGCTGTAGGATATTCTTTAATAATTAATCTACCTTGTATTTTATCATTAATTTTAGATATCCTGTCATCAAACATTGTTTTAGATAAATCTTTCAAATCCTGTATAGGCAAATTCATTAAGTTAGCATCTATTCTTTCTGCTATTCTTTCTTCTGACATTTCTAATGTAATGTATAAAACATTTTTACCTTTTGCTATAGCTGATGCTGAGCAATGACACATAAACAAAGATTTACCTACACCTGTTCCTGCAAGTGCTACGTTTAAAGTTTTGTTAGATAGTCCGCCTTCTGTAATTTTGTTAAACATATCCAAATCAAACTCTAGTTTTTCTTCTATTCTATGATAAAAGTCAAAACGTTCTTCAGCATTTTCTATATAATCATGTCCTACATTAGTGTCAAATCCTACACTAAGCGCATCTGAAAGTATGCTAGGAAGAGCATCCTTACCCATATTAACATTACTTCCATCTATAATTTGTATGCTGTCCATAATCGCATTGTATAATGCTTTATCTTTACAGAACTTTTCTGTTTCATCAACAACCCATTGTTGATCTACATCTTCATTTACGAACTCATCAACAATATTATTAATCAGTTTGTATTGTTCTTCAGTTATAGATTTATCATCTTGTGTTGCTATTAGGATTGCTTCCTTAGAAGGAGTGTTATTATATTTCTCGATATAATTATGTATTTTATTAAACAGTATTCTTTCTTCAGCAACGCTAAAATATTCACCTTTTAAAAAGGGAATAACTTTTCTTAGGAATGTTTCATCATAAAATAATTTACTTAATATTGTATTCTCAATTCTTTTCACTTAATTCCTCTGCTCGAAATTCATTTATTTTTTCATTAAAAACTTTTTTAGCACATTCGAGACACATATACACCTCGAACTCCTCGCCATGAAAGCATAGTTTTTCTTGTTTTTCTGGGATTGTTTTTTTACAAGTGTCGCAATTAATCTTCTTTGTCGACTTCTTCGTAAATTTGTTCAATATCTTCATCGCTAACTTCTGCCTGCATAATACTATCTAAAGAATTTATACTGTATCTATTCTCAATCCAGTTCGAAAAGGTTTCATCTGAAACAATAGGCAACCAAAACTCTTTTGTATAAGTGTCTTTTAACCTTAGTTTAGGATCTACCGCTTCACCTGTTTTTGTATTTACTCTCTGATACCAACCATTACTAGGCTTAATAACGTGTCCAGATTCTTGTGCTATTTCTAATAGTCCACTCCATTTACTGATGCCTCCTTCCCAGGATACTTCAATAGGTATTTTAGACTTTTCTCTAACAAATCTAGACTTTTCAACATTAATTACAAATTCATAACCTGTAACTTCTGTTCCTGTTTTTTGTTGTCTTCTACCGATGATAAAAATATTGTCTGCTGAATAATAAATGCCTGTTCCACCTGATACAACATCTTTAGGAAACAAACCAATTTCTTTGTAGGTATGATTAACTACAACAGCTGGGATATCTTTAATAGTTAGATGAGGTGTAATCATTCTGAATAATGACTTCATTTGTTTAGCTCTAGACATATCTGCTACAGATTTGCCATCGAGTGCATCATCTACTTCTTTTTTACTTGCCAAGTTACCAACACTATCTACGACAATCATAACTCTGTCGCCTCTTTCTATGTTGTTTAACTGTGCCATTACATCATGTTTTAATTGTTCTACATCTGTGATAGGTGTATGAACGACTCTATTTGTATCAATACCAAAGGATTTAAAATATCCTTGTGGTGCTCCAAACTCTGAGTCATAAAACAAGATAACACCATCCTCATATTTGTCTAAATAAGATTTACACAATAACATAGCGAATGCTGTTTTAAAATGTTTACTTGGACCTGCAAAAACTGTAAGTCCGGGCGTTAGTCCACCGTCAAGTCTACCACTAAGGGCGACATTCAATGCGGGGACAGATGTTTGAATTAAGTCTTTACTTCCGAAAAACTTAGATTCTGTGAGAATACTTGTTTCTTTAATTGTAGTATTCTTTTGTAGTTTATCAATTAAACTCATTTTTAGATCTCCTTATAATATTCTGTGCTAAGGCCTCCTTCATCGGATTGTGCGTATTATAACATAACTCTGCAATATGTGTCAAGTCTTTTGGAAAACAATTTCCACCAAAACCTAACTTGCCGTCAGGACCAGGGACTGCCCAATGACTGCCTCCTATTCCTTCTTTGTCTTCTGACAACATCTTTGCCAAGACTTCATAGTTAATATTATTTTCTACACAAATGTCGAAGAAGTCATTTGCCAATGCAACTCTCATAGCCAATGCTGCGTTTCTTGCTAACTTATACATTGATGCTATTTCACGTTCACAAACGATTACTCTTTTATCTGGAAAATGGCAGTCGTCTAAAAACGCTGTGCCTTTGTTAGTTCCAAATATAATAGGTAATTCTGGGTTGTCTACATCCTCTTTCCAATTTTTCTCTCTAAGAAACTCTGGCATAATATCTGCTTCAGGAAATTGAGATACTTGATCCGGGCCTACTGTGCTACGGACAATAATTTGTATATCTGGATTGTGTTTTAAAATTAGATCTCGCATCATGTTAATAATGCTTGTGTCTAACGCTGTTTTGCTCCACTTCCCTGAATTCGGTTTTATAGGAGTAGGTAAACAAAATATGGCATATTTAAAATCTGCCCATTCTGATTTTTTAATCTCCATGTTCTGCATAGGATCATGAATTACTATTTCTATGTCTGAATGTCTTAGTAAATATTCTGTAGCTTTACCTACAAATCCATATCCTACTATTGCTGCTTTAATCATGCGAATAAATCCTCTAATGTTGCCTGAGGTTCTGTTTTCCAACCTACACTATCAATAATAGATGTAATAGGTTCAATGAAGGCTTTCCGAAATATAGTATCATAGTCTACATAAGAATTCAAATTAAACTCCTCTGGCAATTTATTTATGAAGCCTATTACATTTTCTCCTATGATATTAGGCTCTTTTAAATAAACAAATTTAATTTTATCACCTTCTTGGATTTGTTCATACTTGTTTTGTAATCCATTTTCCTTAATATACTTATTAAATAACAAGGCACTTCTTACATGGATTGGTGTGCCTTTCTCGTATATATCTGCCGAACTTCTGTATTTTTGTAAATTGTTACAACCACGAGGAAATGCTATTTTCTCAGGTGTCATCTGTAAGAATTCTTCTTTTGCCTTACGAATATATTCTTGTAATGCCTGTTCATCTTGTGTTAAAACAATTCTAACTGCTTCACGTAGGGACTCTCGAATAGGCCCAGGAGTAGATGAACGAACAATTTCTAAACCCATTACTTTAAGTTTAGGTTCCTTGTATCTTACACCTTCGTTATCATATACATTCAGTGCATAACGTTTCTTAGCTACCCATATACCTTTGTCAGCAATAACCTCACGTTTAAAGAATATTTTTTCTTCAAAAGCATTTGTATATCTAGCAAGTTTGTGCATAGCCTTATCAATGCAGGGCTCAATTTGTTCTTGTCCTATTTTATCTAGTATGTCAATTACTTTGTCCTTAGACTTGTCTTTGTAATAGTAATCTACGACGTTCTTAAGTGTAATATAACAGGAGTCTGTATCTGAATAGAAGTTATACTTTACTTCGTTGTTAGTTCCACAGACTTTGTTTAAGAACGTGTCTAAGGAGTTTGCTGATGCCTGTATAATGTATTGTCCTGTTAAAGTAATACCTTCAGCAATCCTATCATCATAATACCTAAAGTATTCATTTGCTAAGGCACCATAAAGTGAGTTAAGCTGTATCTTTCTAGCCATCTGAAAGTTATTGTATCTTGCTATCTCGTTTTTGTAAACATCTGCACCTGTATCGTTGAACTTTTGTTGTGCTTCCTGCATTAACTTTTTATACTTTAACCTATCATCGAAAAACTTTTGAACAATAGTAGGAAAATGTCCTTTGCGTGTTCTAGTATAACAATGCCCATTAGCAGCCATAGCATAATTATTATCTCGGATTTTGTCTAAGTCGTGTCCATATGTAAGTAAGTCTTTTACTGCTACATCTAGTTTATACCCAGGAACAAGTGTCTCAGGAGACATATTATATTGCATAATAATACTAGGATATAGTGAGGTTGCGTCAAATGATGCTACCCATTCATATTCACCAGGGACGGGTTCTTGAACATATGCACCTGCAATTTGTCTGCCTTGCCTGCCTGTGCCTTTTGTAGGAATAGTTATGTTTTGTTCTTTAAGATGATTATAAAGTAAACAATCCCAAGTTCTAACAGGAGAGAATACATCATTAAAATTCATCTTACCATCATACGCCATAGTCAATGCTAGTTCAATAAGTTTCATCTTATCTTCTAATTCATCAATTAGGACAGTATCAATAATATTATATTCTACAAACCCATTCCAGTCTTGTTCATATTGTTCTTTAAATGTATCGTAACCATGTTCTAGTTTACGTTTACCTAGTTCTACTTCTGCAATAAAGTCTAGTTTGTAGGATTCTCTTGTAACGTATGTAAACTTTCTATATAAATCTAGGTAATCTAACTGAGAAACACCTTCGATGTTTATTGTTGTATGCTTTTTACCTTGTATGTTTACATTTCTACGTTGAACAATATCGAAAGGAGAGAAACGTTTTTTAGCTTCGTCACCCATTATTGCCTCAACACGAGAAACAAGATAAGGAACATCAAATAATTGTATGTTCCAGCCTGTTAAAACATCGGGAGTATTTTGTTGCCACCAATCTAGAAACTTGTTAAGTAATTCTATTTCTGTGGAACATTCGATATAGTCAATATCATAATCTTTTGTATGTTCGCCTATAGTAAATGGGCCTACACCAAATGTAGTAATTTTCTTTGTAGTGTTTTCTTGTAGTGAGATGAGTAGAACTTCATCAGTAGGATTATCTACACTAGGGAACCCAGAGTTTGCTGTTGTTTCTATATCCATAGAATAGATACGAATATGTTTAGCATCCCATTCTACAGTATCAGGATATTTTTCTGCGATGTATTGATAACACCAGTAGGTTTGACCGTAAATAGGAAAGTTAGCAACTTCTTTGTAGCGTTCTACAAATTCCTGTGCTTCTTTATTAGTCTCAAATTTGATGGGAGAAACTGTCTCTCCGTATATTGATTTGAATCCAGTTTGTTTATCGGATTTAACAAACAAAGTAGGCTTAAAGTCATGACTAGCAGTAAATCGTTCACCATTCTTAACTCCTCGAACAAGTATCTTGTTGCCGAAATGCTTGGCGTAGGTATAAAAGTTCATAAAGTTCTCACGTTAAAATAATATTATAATTATACAGTCTAAGCTGTAAAAAGTCAACCTTTTTGTTGACTATTTTTCGGATCAAAATACCGTTCATACAAATCAGGATATCTGTTTTTCCTCAAAGCATCAGCAATCTTGCTGTTCTCGAACATTCTAAAATATGTGTTCTTTGATGTTTCATAATCTTCATTACAAAACTCTTCCATAAAAAATATGGGTTCTTCTATTGCATCTGATATGTTGCCAATAGAATATTTGCCATGAAATACACCATATAATAAGTGTAAATCTTCTTTATTAATTGTAAATTCTTGTGGCGTATATTCGCCGTTCCAATGCCACGTATCGTGTTTGTGAGCGTGCATAACAGAAAACAGTCTTTTAACTTCATCTTTTCTGTCTACTAAAATTGTTTTATCGAAATATGTAGAAAAGTCCTCAAAGAATTCGTTACGAGTTTGCCAATCTTGATGTTGTTGTTCGTCTGGATCTTTTCTCCAAGGATGTTGCCAGGCACCATTAATACATTTTACAATAACATTAGGTGCTGTAAAAGCTCTGTCTGCCTTTTCTTCTGAGCCTATTGTAGGATGCCAGGGTTCGTTAATAAGTTCTAAATTCAAACTGTCTGCCATTGCTTGGGCAAGAGTGTTTGAACCACATTTACCTGTTCCTATAATTAATATACGCATTAAGAATACTTTTTGTCTACTTTCTTTCTATTTAAAATGTGTGCTTCGGCAATGTCATCTTTAGACTGCCCAAAATAAGCAACAGCATGTCCTTCTTTAATCATCAGTTCGTTTACCGTGTCACCTGAGCCATCGTCAATTAAAAACTCTCCTAGGATTCTTCCGAATTTGCCTTTTGCGTCTAGTCTTGTTTTTAAAATAGGACCTTCTTTACCACCTAAATGTTCTTTAAGAAACTTAGCAGCCAATTTACCATAATGTTTTTCAACTTTATCTCTTGTTCTACTTTCAGGTGTGTCAATGCCGTGTAGTCTTACTCTTTGTTTTCTTAGCCATACGCCAAAACCTAAATCGATATCTACGTCTACGGTGTCGCCGTCAACTACTCTTAATACTTTACATCTATATTGATACATATTCATTCCTTTTAGTTATGTATAAGGGATCTACTGCATTACTTATTGGAAAGGTCCATCGATGCAATATTCTGTTTGCCAATACTTCGTCGCTATATGGTGGGCGTCTATGTAATGATAACAGTTGATCGCTTAATACAACATCACCAATTTCCCAATCGTGATGATACATAAATTTTTCTTGCCATAAAAATTCTGACAATTTATCATATAATTTTTTATCATCTGTTTTTAACGCATTATTGATATAAAAATATATGCCCTTTGTGCCGCCTACGTTTTCTTGTAATATACGCATTTTGTATGAATTAGCACCTTTCATCATCATTGCTAATTGTTCTGGCGGACTGTCTGCCCAATACTTTGCTCCTTCATATTCATAGTCACACCATTTGTCGACTAATTCCTCAGCAAAGTCTGGCTCTGTTTTTAATAGTTCCTCATAGGCTGTATTTGTATTTAACCAAGATGTTCTAGTTCCATATTCATCTTTAATACATTGTAGAGCAACTCCATCTGCTCTATCTGGGCCATTTAAGTTACAATGCCACTTTAATTCTCCTACAGGAAACAACCCACTCCAATAATCATTTATTTTTTGTCCTGTTACTCTTTGAACAGGCATTGGGCCTTCTACTTTATATGGATCTATATATTCTGTAGGAACACCTAAATAATTTCCTTCAGAATCCCAATAAAGTTGATTCCAATTTCCTATATGTGTCATTTTGTGTATTAACTTAGACACATGAATAGGATCTACGTCTTGTGTTTTTAATACAACAACCAAATCCTTTAATAAAGACTCATATATCATATCAGCATAGCGCGAAGGCGATACTGAGATGTCTATATCAAAGACTTTATGATTCATTATCCGTTTAACTGGATTTTCTTTTCTGGTGGTGCAATTATTGCTTTTTGACCTGGTCCGAAGCGTTCTAGATATTCTTTTTCTAGTTCTGCCTCTGCCTCATATATAGAAACTATATGACTTGGCATAACTGGAACTTTATGCTGTTTTGCAAAAGGTGCATAAGGTGCTAGGCCAATTCCAAATTCGTTTGGATTATCCTGTTTAGGCATCATCATAATTAAACAAGGTTTTTCTACAATAAGTAGCTCCCTACCGTCAATGTTATCCGTCATTACTTCACCGATGATATCTTCACCAGTAGTTAATTTTAGAATTTGAATATTGGCCATAGCGTTCTCCTTATTTACTTATTACTAATTTTAATCACTTGAGGTTTTTCCTCATCTGGAATTACATTTTCAACATCAATGCTCAAAATGCCATTAACCAGTTTTGCAGATTTAATTTCAACTGTATCAGCTAGGTTCCAAACTCTTTTGAATTTTCTACCTGCAATACCTTTGTGGGTATATTCTGCGTCGCTTTCACCTTGTTCACCAGCAACTTCTAGTTTTGCCTGGCCATCTACAACTTTGCGAGTAATCTCAATGTCGTCGATTGAAAACCCTGCTACTGCTAATTCAATAGTAAAGTTCAAGTCGTCATGTTTGACTACGTTGTAAGGTGGAAAGTTATCTTTTGGAAATTCAGCTACTCTTAGATTGTTGAGCAACCTATCATAACCAAAAAAGTTTCTCTCAATTTGTGCAACTTGTCTTTCTAACAAGTCGTTAAAGTTTGTCGTATTTATTCTTACCATTTTTTTCTCCTATATTAAGCAAGTTAAATGTATAGACCCATTATGGCGTCTACGTTAAGTGAGAACCGAGCTCTACTGAGCTCTTTTGAAGTTCTCGTTTATATTTATACGTCTAAACTAAAATTTCTATGCTTGACGTATCTGAATAATTACCATTTTTTTGATATTTTCTATTTATCCTGGTAATTTTTACTCCAGCAGGTGTTTCCTCGTATGAGATAAATTCCTGCTTTAGCAAACCTTCTCTATATTGTTCAAAGATTAAATCATTTTCATAATCTGAAACAATCCTAGCTTTTTTGTTATACTCACCTTGAGTTTTCTGTGATTTTGTTGCCATTTGCTTCTCCTCTTTTATATTCCTTTTCCCTATACCATAAGTTACAGGCCCATTTTTCACCTCTTCCCACAGGTTCGCCACCATGTTGAGAATATGGATGTCTGATAGTATTTCCTAAATATGTATTTGTAAAAAACACAACTCTTCCTTGAACAGCATCAACTCTCCTTTTTAATACAGGAAAATTTGTTCCTCCGCCTGATATTGGATTATTCAAATATATTAATGCTGTAGCAATTCTCTGTCCGCCATTTTCTAATGCTCTTTCTAAATTGTCTCCTTCAAAAGAATCATAATGTGCCTTATATTGCTGTCCTGCCTCATATCTAATAACTTGTAATTGTTCTGCTTGATTTGGGTGAATACCCATTTTTATTGATACTTTTGCTACGATTTCTTGTGTAAATTTTGTTTCGTGGTGTGGTATAAATGCGTGTTCTGAAGATCTGGCCTCATGTTCCACAGGCTTACCATCATCACCTAAAACTTTGCTTGGTTGTAATCTTTCCCTTGCCAAATCAATGAGGTGTTCACACAAAAACGGTGTTAAAAATTTATCTTCGTAATAAACCAAAGGGTTTAAATTTAGTAGCATAATATAATTTTAATAATTTATTTCTTTTTGCCAATATTGTATTTTGGCACCAAACTCCATGATTCCTTATCTTTGAAAGGAATAATTTTAATTTGGCTTAAAGGCGCAAATACTAATTCTTCTATAGGATTCAATACCTTTAATAGATTCCAATCTTGTAGAAGTTTTGCGATTGTGTTTCGCCTTTGTAAATCATTTGTTGTCAAATCAGATGGTTTTCCATCTAAGATAAAAAGTTCTTTAAAGTGAACAATAAAGTATCTGCCTTTCTTATGTAATATATGACAGGACTGATACAATGTATTATCCTTTCTACTTGCGATACCTATTCTTGTTAAAGTTTCTCTTATCTTAAGGAAATCATCTGGATTAGATATTGATATTTCCACTGGAACATAACCATCGAAATCAATATCTATTATTTGTTCTTTTTTGTCCATTTCAGTTCCTATAACTAATTCATCCTATTTTGATGCTAATATTTATACAGCAGGATTTTTTGGTGTTTTTTTCCGCGGAAAATTTCCCCCGGATTTTCGGTCTTGATATTTTTTGATCTTTTCGATGTCCTTTTCTGACAGTAGTCGAAGAGCCTCTTTAGCCTTATTAAAACTATAACCAAATTCTTCCTGAATTAGTTTTATATTCTCATGCTCACCTTTAATCCATTTATTAAAGCGTCTGCTCTGCCTCACCACACCTTTTAGAAATTCAAATTGCATTCTCGAATCTAAATGTGGGCGTGCATTCATTTCATTACCTGCTATCACCGTGTCTGCACCATAGCCTAGTGCTCTATTCACGATAAATGCGTTATACTGAGGCTCAATGTTCTCGTCCTCAGCCATTAAGTCTTCTTTTGTAGATGTGATAGCATTTGCAAAGTCAAAAGGACTTAGCTTTTTAATTTTCTCTTGATATTCTTCTTCGTTGACTTCGACAATAGGGTCGCCAAAGCCTTCAAGGACAGCTACTTCGTGAACTGGATTCCTTTCTTTTTCTTTTGATTTGGATACCATAATTTTTCCTTCCACTTAAGCAACCTTTTTGTTCCAACAATAAATAAGGCTGCTATTTCTTCATCTTTAATAACCAGGATTCGGTTCTTATCATAAACGTGTTGCCACGAATAGACGTTTGTATGTTTAGCAATAGTAAAATTACGAACCCACATATCGTGAACGTATCCGTTCTTATATACGATTCTTAATTTTTCTACAGGGTCTAGATAAGGCACATAATACTTCCATGCCTTTGCTATCTGACTAGATAGGCCGCCTTTACCCTTTTGCCTTTTAATAAACATAACACTATTTATTATTTAAATTTAACGTTTGCCATAATTTCTGTAAGGCAAGCACATAAATTTATTTCTTGGTCAGCTACAAAGGCTGCTTTATACTGATAGTCTGCAATTAATAAAACTAATTGAGGAACACCTTCTACCTCAGGTAATAAACTGTCAAATAAATATCTAAAAATACCCTGAGGATCTGTGTCAACATTATCTGCTACCCACTTCCTCATTTTACGCCAGTCTTTATCCTTTAAAGATGTAATTAATTCTCGTGTATTAATTTCACCTAGGTTAGTTAGAATACCTTCGTCAATAACGCCGTTAGCACTATATCTTTGTAATTCATTAATTACTCTACGATAGTCAGGATAGTATTTCATCAACAATTCTGCGAGAACTTTGTCTTGATATTGTATGCTTTCACTATCTAAGATATACTGCATACGTTTCATAAACTTAGCTGCTAATTGTTGTTTATCATTTTTACCTGCCTTAAACTCTATCACCGTTGTTCTGCTGTGCAGAGGGCTAATGATACGTTGTTTATAATTACAAGTAAATATAAATCTACAGTTCTCAGAGAACGTTTCTATGAACGCTCTAAGTGCTGGTTGAACACTATCTTTATTTAGATAATCTGCCTCGTCAATGATTACAACCTTAGTCTTGTTTTCAAAACTAACTGCTGAGGCAAATTGCTTGATTTTAGTTCTGAGAGTATCAATATGTCTACCCTCATCTGAACCATTAATAATGATTGAGTCACAGCCTAGTTCATTACACAAGGCTCTAGCTATTGTAGTTTTACCTGTGCCTGCTGTGCCACATAATAATAGATTAGGAACTTCGCCTTTTGTTACAAATTCCCTAAAAGTTTTTTTAATATCCTCTGGGAGAATACAGTCCTCGATGCTTTGAGGTCTGTATTTTTCTACCCATAAGAATTGATTGCTCACATTGTTCATAAGAACTCCTCATAATATAATATAAAAAATTAGCTACCAAAGTTTTCTTTGATATCTAAATTGTCTGACAGATTTAATTCAAGCTGTCTTTCAACATCTGCATCTGGATCTTTTTTAATTTCCTCAAACGTATCTTGCACAACCAAAAACTCTAATACATTTTCGGGTGTAGATTCGTCATAAGGATCTTCCGTTGCTTCATTTATAAATCCTTCTTCAACAAAAATCTGCTCTACAACACCATCATTTATGATAGCTGCGTAACGCCAACTTCTGTCTCCGAAACCGAGATTTGTTTTAGAAACACTCATACCAAAGCCTTTTGTAATATGCCCATTACCGTCAGGTAAAGGTGTTACATTTTTAATACCTAGTTCTTTAAACCAAGCATTCATTGTAAACGTATCATTAACTGATAAACATATTACATCGTCAATACCATTTTCAATAAATGCATCATAGCTATCATCGAAACCTGGTAATTGATATGTTGAACAAGTAGGAGTAAATGCACCTGGTAATGCAAATAATACTACTTTTTTATCCTTGAAAAAGTCATCTGTATTTTTATAAGCCCATTCGCCGTCTTTCCTTGTTGGAATATTAGCAAAAGGAACTCTGTCACCGACTTTTATCATTTCTTACTCCTCGTCTTCAAACGGATTAATGTCATTGTTGATGATTTTTCTCATCATATTTAGTCCAGGATTAGGCCTTGTAAAAATAAATTCTACAGCTTCGCCGTCCTTTTCTACTTCTAAAATCCACCCATTAGAAACTTCTCTAAAAGTGAATTGTAGTCTTCCTTCTTCCATAATATACTCCTATATAGAATATTCAATCTCAGATCCGTTCTCGTTGTCTTCTGATATTGAAATCTTTATCCAACGCCCAGGATATTCTGAGTTAATTTTATCATATAAGTCATCGGATATCATCTCACAAGATTTGTAATCTAATGATAATGTTCCGTCACCATATAAATTTTCTAACCATCTTTTAAAAAGTATGAATTCTACTTCTCTGTCGTTGTGAAATACTTCTATCCATACCTTAAAATGAAAAATGTGTCTATGTGGATAACCTAAAAATTTTACATCTTCTAATGCAGGATCAGTAAGTGCTGCTGGATATTTGTGTATCCCTTCTTTAGAAAATGTAACCCAGATACTTCTCATTATATTTCTGAGCTTCTTTCTAGTGCTAACCAATATTGTAATCCACCTTCGTTCTTAAAGTGTAGGAATTTCTTTTGAGAAACAACCACTTCATAATCCCCAGGGACTACTTTTAAATTTTCAATTGCTAATTGTGCGTTGAAGTCAACTGATGCTTCACCAATAGCTTCTACGAATGAGTTAGATTTAGGTGTGCTAGGGTCGCCTACCTGAATTGTTACTTGACCATCTTTAGACACGACACTAAACATAGGTGCTGCTGTAATGCCTGCTGCCTTTAGTATTAGTTCTAGTTTGTCTTTAGTTAGTTTAAATTTAAAAAACTCATCTACTTCGATTGTTTTGTCAGGAGCGCTAACAATAATGTTAGGATCTGCATAAAAGTATTCGAAGGTTGAATTGTTTTGTTTTACAGTTAAGGATTCGTCACCGAAGTCTACATCTGCATTATCAAATGCTGTAAGTAAACCCAATAAACCATTCAAATCATAAACTGCAAATTCTTTTTCAAACTCATTATCTACTTCTGCTCTGGCAAAGATATTTTTACCTGTAGAAATAGTAGACAAGACGTTACCTTGCCTAATTAATATGTTTGAATTGATTGTAGCGAAATTCTTGAGAACTTCAATAGTCTTCTTAGATATTTTCATAATATATTTTACTCCAATTATATTATATAAACTTAATTATATAACCTTTTCATTATAAAGTCAATGTTACAGGATACCGTTTTAACTTCCTGCTAATGAACTAACAATATCAGCAACTGTGCCGAATGGGTTAGTGGTTTCGTTACCGTCTTCATCAATAATAACAATATCCATTTGAACAGCGTTTTCTGTGTTTTCATCAACCTGTTCTGTGAATACTGCATTATTAGCAGCTATTGCTGGATGTAGATGGTCAACTACAAAAGTTTGCCAAACAGCCTCGCTAGGTGCTGTGTAAACCCATTCGTTTACAAAGCCATTGTCTGAAACTGTCCACTCTTGTGTGATGCCGGCCGCATCTTGAGCGGAGGCTAATTGTGTTGCTAAAGTATTATCAAAATCACCTGTAATAGCAACAGGTGTATTTGCTGCATCTTTAGTGTATTTAAATTTTACAACGTATGCCATTGTTCTAAACTCCTGAAAAAATTTGTAATAGTTACTCTTTATTTATAAGACTTTTTACTTTACCTATACCTAAACTTGCACCAATTACTTGTCTTTTTTGCCTTCTGCTAATTTAGCAAAATATTCTTGAGTGTCATCCTCATCTTCTTCCTTATCGTGTGTTGCTAATGCTATAATGCCGTAGTGTAAAACCTTCATTAGGTCCTTTCTAGCATCATCTTTGGTGCCCTTACGCCCATATCTTTGAGCATATTTAAGTATATTACCTATGGCAAAACCAATACCGTGTCCACAATCTATAATAAACTCTGTAGATTGGAATTTGTTTTTGCTATAATGACCTTTGTAAGTTGCATCAACATATTCTTGCAACTCTTTAATAATTTTATCTTCATCAAATTTGTAATCAATTTTCATCTTTTATCCTCATATATGTTTCCATAATAAATAAATCTTCGCTAGGTGCTGATACACTGCTAGCATATTGCCAAGAATATGGGGACAATACTACCTCACCTTGTTTAGGTAAACATCTAAGTCCTGCAAGTTCATAATGAATTGCTCCACCTTCTTCTATATTATTTAAAAAGTATTGAATCTGTAATCTGCGTTTTGGAGTCCCATAGTTATCAAAGAATACCTTTTGTTCTTTTCCTTTAGGTAACTTCTTAATAACAATATGTTCTACTTCTGAGGATGCTGGTATATATGGGTGCACATATTTAGGAACCGCTCCTAAATAATCTCCTATGTTAGCGCTAATATATTTGCCTAACCTTTCTCTTAAATCTACGTCTATGTATGTTTGTTGGAATGTTGTATCGTATTTAAATGCTTTTTCCTCATCAAAAGAGCTAATGAGCTCCTCACAAATTTCTTGTGGGAGCCCATTGGCTAACTGCAATACGTAATTAGAAATCAACATCTTCGCCTGCGTCTTCTGACTCCGTTGTCTCTTCGTATGCTGGGTTATTAGGATCAACTTTACTATACAAGTCAATGAATGCTTGTTTAGTATCTTCATCGAACCTGTTTACACAAAGTGCTATTGCTTTTTCTTTGTTACCAAACATTGCAAAAGCCTTAACAATGTGCTCAAGCCTTCTTGTTGATACAAGCTCGTCTATGCCACCATCTGCATAAGTTTTTCTAATAACCTCGGACCAAGTTACAAGATGATCTGCGAATTCTTCATCTTGATAACCTGCCGCTTCCATTTTGTTGAGAACAATTTTCTTCTCAACCGCGCTTGTAGGAAACTCCTGTTCAACAGTTATTGCGAACCTCTCCAGGAAGGCTTCATCAAGTAATTGGGCGCTGATAAATCTGCCGTCATCTGAGCCTTGGCCTTTTGTATTGGCGGTTGCAATTATTGTGAACCCTTGAGCAGGAGCGACTGTCTCGCCGTTTTTCTTGTTGAAATACGATTTTCCTTCAAGTATTGCCTGAAGACACATTAGCTTGTTAGAGCCTCGGTCTACTTCATCAAGAATGAGAACTGCCCCGCGTTTCATCGCGGTGAGGACGGGCCCTTCTCTATAAACGACGTTACCGTCAACTAATGTATTGCCACCTATGAGATCGTCCTCATCTGTTTCAATACTAATATTTACACGTATGGCCTCACGTCCTAATGTGGCACATACCTGTTCTACCATTGTAGTCTTACCATTACCTGATAAGCCACTAATGAAAATTGGATAAAAAGTATCTGATTGTAATACTTTCTTTAAGTCTCTGAAAAATCCGAAAGGAACAAATGTCTTGTCTCTGCTCGGAATCAAGTTTTCTATGTCCATAGCCAACTTTGCCTGTTGAACAACCTTCGCAGTTTCTACTGTTAAGATTGGTTCTTGTTTCTGTGGTTGCTCTGCTATTGGCATTGCTATCACATTTTCTAATGCTGGTGAAATATTATAAACACCTTTTTCTACTTTGTATTGAGCAGAAACTAACCAACCTGGAAACCCTAGTCCCAAGCTAGTTGCTGTGTTAATAATATCTTTTCTACTGAAAACACCGTAATTGTTGTCTTCAGCCTTAAGCGCTCCTAAGAGCTTTTGTTTTTCGATTTTATTCATAATATAAAGTCCTCACTTTTTTAATTAATACATATATTCTACTATCTTTTGACACCAATGTCAAGCACTTTTTGAAATTATTTCAATAAAGTTATTTAAGAATATTTTGTTTTTAGTTTTGTTCTTGTTAAGTTTCTTGAACTCTCTAAGAACATCTATTTTCTTTGCTGACTTAGGTTGTAACTCTTGTTCTGTTATGTCTAAGTTCTTAGCACCTTTAATCCAAAACATTTCATCAAAGCCTTGACTAGGAGAGTAGTGCAACACACCTGTTCTAGATGATTTTTGCTTATCCCATTGTTTGTCAAACTCCCACTTACCTTCTAGAGAATTAGAGTTATCATGACTCCAATACCACTCTGAGTCTAGTTGTCTTTTGTTCCAATTAGTTACATAAAAGTTAATTAATTTAGAACCTGTAAGCTGTTTGTATTGCTCGCTTAGTAAAGTAGTAAGAGTAGATCTAGTGACATCTCTTCTAGATGTTATCTGATGACCTTTACGTCTAATGCAAATTCTGTGATTGTAGTCTCTAATACCGTGCCATTGTGTCTTTTTGTTACCTTCGGAGTCAGTATATGTATCTGCTTCTTCTATCCAATCTGTTGCACCACCATCAGTTAGAACTATTGTATTCAGTATCTCAACCTTGTGTGCTTTTCTAAAGTCATTTGCTAAGTCAACACCTAGAGCTAACATTGTATTCAGTGGAGTTCCACCCATTTCAAAAGGATTTTCTGTATAATCATCTTCATACTCATATCCTCTTTTAATTGAAAATTGATCTGCATCTTCGTTCCAGTCATATTTTCTAAAACATTCTTTCCATAGTAGTAAAGTTTGCAATGCCTTAGTTCTTTGTGCTTTCTTGAAAGTGCTTGAATATAAGTTTACAACCTTGATATCTTCTTCTGTGCTAGCAAAGTTTATATCTTTTACAGAGTAGTCTGTTCTATCGCCCCATCTCCATCCATAAGATGTAGTGAAACCATAAACTTCAAATGGTATATTTACTTTCTGACAGAATAATACCAATGTTAAAAGTTGATCTATTGTGCCTGCCATGTGGTTGTCCATACTACCTGACATATCTAGATACATTAGGAAGCCGTGATTCTTGCCATCTGGAATACTTGTAGATCTTTTGAATAAGTCTTCAGTCAACTTATAAGCAAATAATTTGTCCTCGTTCAAGTCACCTGTTTTACTAATAGATGCTTTTCTGAAAGCCTGTGCTGCTTTCTTTCTATCAAAATGAGCAGCCATTGCGTTGATTTGAGGACTAATGTGCCTCATAAATTCTGAGTATAGTTCTTTAGACTTCTCTTCTAAATTTGTTGTGCCTGGGTTACTTTCTGCATAATTCCATTGTTGGAATCTGTCCTCAAGTTTACCATTATAAATGTCCTTAGGACTAATTACTTTCTTTTTGTAATCGTATGGCTTAAAGTCAACATATTTAATTGGTTGTGCTAGTTTGTCTAACAGTTCTTCTTCTTTACGTCTGAATGTTGCGTCTGTTTCTGAGTATATTGGATTCTCATCTTCTTCAAAGTCATCTTTATGAACTCTTTGTTGAGCATCAACATCACCTTCGCCTTCGAGCCATTCAATCATATCACCTGGCTCTAAGTCGTCGCCGTCTTCGCCGAATTCCATGTCGTCTAATGACATAGTTTCCATTGCTGTGTCTTTGTCGTCTTGTGCTTTCTGATACAGTTCTTCTGCTAGTGCCTTAATGTCGTCCCATGTTTCGGCAGCATCTAGTCTTGCTAGTATTTCTTTTTCTGTATCTGAGAATTGAACATTTAAGAACGCACCTATTTTGTAATGTAAGTTAATTCTATCTATAAATGTTAGGTTGTTGTAATCTCTGTCTTTAACACCGAAGAAGTCTTTTTCAAATAATTCTCTATAACCTTGGTAAAAACTTTTTACAAGGCCAGGATATTTTTTCTTAACTTTCTTTTCGATACGAACATCTTCTAAAATGTTGTAAAATGCTTTTTTGTTCATGTCCTCAAGAACAGCATCATGCCAACCTTGAGGTGGTGTGTATCTAGCATGTCCTACTTCATGTCCTATTAGCAAGTCATATAATGAATCTGACATCTCGCCCCACATTGGGAGAAGTAGTTTTCTATTCTTAACGTCAAAGGCTGCTGTGCCTATTTGCTGATGTTCTACTGTAATGTCTTCAGTAGCTAGTAATTTTGCTAGTATTGATTTTGTTTCTATTACTTTTTGCATGTATTAAAAGTCCTCACTTTTATTTAATATACATATATTCTAACGTCTTTTGCTCCTAAAGTCAAGCATTTTTGGAAATTATTTGTAAAATAAATGATTATCTATAGTTGCTATATGTAATAATTCATCATTCCAATAAGGATTTACAAAGTCAGCATGATACCATAAGGCACCTTCTGTTATATCTGGATATATTCCATCTAAAACCATGTTGGATATTCTAATTGCTTTTATCCAAGTTTTAGAATCAACAGGCTCATCTGATTTGCCATCACAATACCAACTAAATTGACATTGATTTCTGATAGGAACCATATTGCCTTTCCAATTCTCTCTTAGTTTTGCCTGATATACAACACCGCAAACTGTTTCTGGGAATTGTAAATCATCTACCCTGTTCATTACAACATGGGCCACTGCTAACTTACCTGCGAAAGATTGATTAGCTGCCTCAAAATAAATGTTCTGCGCTAAACAATACCTTGCCTCATCATATGATGCTGCTTTAATATTACTACTAAAAGTTAATAGCAATAATGCAACAATAATACTTAAAGGGCCTTTATTTTCTCCAACCAATATTCCACCTCTCCTTCGTCTAAATGTCCTAAGACGTCATCTGTTATTTCGGTGTCATAGCATAGTTCGTCACCTTTAAGGACTGCTAATTCAAATAGTCCTTGCTTTCCACCATAAGAATATTCTGTTCTAATTACTGAAGCACCATAGCCATTATCGAAATGATATTCTTGTCTATAGTCTTCGCTTTGATATTTGCTCATAACATTAGCGGCGTCATCTACTGCTGAGGCATTCCCAAAAATTTTCTCCCAATTAATTCTATAGGATTCTTGGTCACCGGGACGCTGTTTACTGCCTTTACCGCCATGCCATTTTGTCATGTGTTATCCCCGTCTTTATATTTGACTCTTGCTTTGTCAAACATTCTATTTGCTTGCCTTTGAAAAGACTTTTCTACTTGCCAGGCAAGCCATCTTCTAAACCATTGTCTAAGTTTACCCATTCTCTTTACTCTTATTTATAGGATGCTCAGATGTTAAATCATTACCTGCTACTACTGAGCATGCAAACTTTCCATCTTTTAAAACATCTAAAACAGCACTATTTAATTTGTCATTATAGTTTAATAGTTCATTACTATATGGAAGTTGAACAGCTACTGTTACTATTATAGACTTAGTCATTTCTTTGTCCTACTCCCCAATCTATTACAACAGGAAATCTTGGAATGTTATCTACAGATCTTTCAAAGTATCTACAAGTTACCCAAGTAGGTTTTACTTCCTGCTCTAGTAGAGCTTTAAGTGTTGCCTGATTTCCTCTGACGCCACTTTTAAATGTTTCTTTGCCATCTGTAAGAATGAAGTGTTTAGCATATCCTGCCCAATTACCTGAGCCTTCTAATACTTCAACAACATCAAACTCTTCTGTAATAAACTCTTTTCTTTTCAATAAGTTTTTACTTCTTTTGTTTTCATAAGGCGTATTGTTTCTTACCATTTGTCCTTCATAGCCATCTTCTGTGTATTGTGAATACAATTCATCTAGTTCTGTTTGGCTTGAACAATATGAGGTTTCTACAAATACAAGTGGGCTTTCAAAGTTTTGTGACTCTAAGTGTAAGTTGCCATCTTCAAATGAACAACCTTCCCACTCAGGCCCTGTCATATCATATATGTGATATTGAACAAGTGAGGCACATTCTTCTGCCTCTGCTTGTGATGGCTTTACCTTTCTAACAAGGCTTGTAATTTTATTAAAGTCTGATTTTAGTGCGTGATTGTAAAGTTCACCATCTAAAATGTCTGTAGGATTTTTCTCAAAATAACTTTCTAAAGCATTTCTGATATGATTGCAAGTTGTAATTTCTTTACCTTGTCTAGTAAATAACCCATCTTTTCTAGCAATACATCTAATTCCATCTAACTTAGGTTGACTAATCATGTCTAACATCATTCTTTGATGTTCATCTAGTTTTGTGTAGTCATGTGCTAGTTGAGGTTTGAATTTATCATAAGTGTCAACCTTTGTAATGTCCTCAAAATATTCTTTCTCAACATTTTTGTCCCACTTAGCTTGTGCCTCTTTTTGTGCTTGCTCTGCTTGTGTAGTAGCGTTTGCTTTACCTGTGTTTTTAGCTTCTGTTAAATTCCACTCAGACGTAACTAGGTTGCCGTCTTTTATTCCAGCAACAGTTCTAATACCTTCTTCGTTGTATTGTATTGTCCATTCGCGGATTTTGCCTGTTGTATCTCTTTTATATAGAGTAGGTAAACTTTTAATCATATAATATTCCTCACAATTTATATAATTTTAAATGCTTTTAACTGAAAAGTCAAGCATTTTGGCAAAATATTTTAGTTTGTAACTGATGCTACAGGAGGTTTTCTTTTCATCTTTTTGTTTCTTTTCTCAAGACGTTGTATAACTTCCTTTTGTTCCATCCATATATCTTTACCTGCGATTACATCTTCAAT